GTGTATAATTGGGTTATACTATCAAATGTAGGGAATCCAACAAACCCAGCAAAATTTTGTCCACTATGAAACGTAAAAGCATCGCCGGTTGCCCCGGTAAACCCGTCTTCCTTTAGGTAATATGGCGGTGATGTCCAAAAATATGGCCCTGTGTAAGATGTTGCGCTAACGTAGTCAATCCTACCACCACCAAAGCTACCTGCGTATATACCTAACCAAGCTGTTTCAGGGGGTGGAGTGCCTAATGTGTAAGCTAATTGTATTCGCGTATAGGTTACTGTATCCGGGCCGAAAAAGGTATTGAACGAATCTTTAATATATGCTTGCCAACCTAAGGTCACCCCCGTGTATGTCGCAGAATTAAGCGCGGGGCCTGAGTAATACTGACCTAAAGGGTATAATTGATATACAACCTCTGATGTCCCCACAAATACTTGCTGCTGATATGGAAAGTTTGTATTAATACCGGAATAGGTACCAGTAAACCCAGTAGCTACAGGTGATGTGTAGGCAGAGAAGGTACCAGTATACCCAGAAAATACAGGGGAGGTGTAGGGTTGTTCCGGTCCTATACCGGTGTACCCTTCGTAAATAACACCAGAATAGTTTATTGTCTGGGCGCCGTACTCAGCGATATACGACACACTGTCGCTAATAGACGCTGTAGTATCTGTTATAGAGCCTTTGTTTACCCAGGTACCATATGATGGTACAGATTCTTGAAAAACATAAGTACCAATACCCGTGTCTACAATACGCTGTCTAACTGTTTTTGCAAGCCTTATTATTTCCGTATTAGTTAGACTTTGTAATGTGCCATCACCATTTGACTTTAATGGTCTTTTAGGTGTATAGGTGCTAGAAATTTTCTTATAAAGATTCTTACTGTTTGATGGGTTAGGGGCATATAAGTTATTAAGTGTGCCTAGACTAACCCATGTATCCCCGTCTAACGGTGCAGAAGCTGATAAAACATAACTGCCAGGTCCCTCATTATTTACACAATAGCTTAATACTTGATCAGCAAAAGCATTTAAGTCGCCTGCCGTCATAGCTTGTACTGACAACGTCAAAGGATCCCACCAAAGCGGTGATGGGGGATTCGTGCCCGATGGTTGGGTTAAATCCTGAAATAAATCGTACACTGCTTGATTGTACGTTATATCAGAGCTACCAATAGCACCAACATTATAGTTATCAACAAACGAACCTATTAACGTACCTGACCCTGGGTTACTGGTATAGATATTACCCGGTCCATCATTAGTAGCAAAGTTTTCTAAAATTTGACTATAGAGATTCTGCCGTTCAAGCAACGACATTGTCTGGAGTATACCCCCAGTTTTAAACGTTAATGGATAGGGCATGTTTTATCCACCCCAAACAACAGCACCAGTTTCGTCTAAAATTCTTAGTGTTCTTCCTGAACTATCTTGAAGATTACCATTAACTCTCACATTAGAATTGCTACCTATACCTTGCATAAGAACGACAGCTACGTTACCATTTACATTAGCATAGATAGATGAGTTAGCTCCTGTTATCCTAACTTCACTAAAAGCGTTTTTAATTGCAATGGATTCTACACCGGCAATGTTCGCCTTAACTTCGTTAATAGCAACAACAAGATTACTTTTATTATCTGTTACTAAATTAGATAATATCCCTATATCAGAATATAAATTCGAGAAGTTACCATCTACTTCTTGATTAGTTAAAGGAGTGCCTTTAACGGTTCTTAAAACTAAATTTGCCATATCGTTTCTCTATTAGTTTTTTGCAATTAAAGCTTGTAATAGCTCTTTAATTTCAGTTATATCTTTTTTAATTGTTTCAATCTCAGTACCCTGGTTCATAAGGTCTTTAAGAAAGTTTTTTCTTTTTTTATAATCATTATATTTTTCTAAATTAGTATTAAGAACAGCTTTCGATGTCATATCTCTAATTAGATCAGGGTGATCAATAATCTTGGTTGTTTTAATAGTCATCTACAGCCAACACTCTCATATCTTTAAAGAATGGAACATATACTGGATCAGAGGATAGCATTACAATCTTAATTGTGAATGTATTAAATTTTGCACCATCACTTAATACCCGGTTATTACCTCCACCATATAAGAACTCTGCAAAACTTTCTCTCTTATTACCGTCCTCGCTAATTAATGATAACTCCTGATATTTATTCTGGGTATCAAAGTTGCTAGTTCCAGGTTTATTAACTTTACAATAAACTTTAAAGGATGATACTCCCGGGCAAAAAGCATTAATATAAACTTTTAAATCTTGAGCCTCGAAACCCGGGGCTAATGTAACTCTTCTTGTTATATATCGCGCGTTAGCATTACCACCGCTGAACCCATCTTCACCGGTCGAGTCATTATTAATAATATTTTTTACTAGCACAGCAGATAAACGATTTAAATCAACAACAGGTGCTATCGCTTCTATATTAGTATTTAGGTTTAACGAAAATCTTAAAGTATCACCTTGATTTTTTAAGATAATTTTTCTTTCTTTCATAGCCTCGTTCTTACCAAGCTGGTAAGGTACTAATCCAGAAAGTGTTTGGCTTGATTCATCAGTACTTCTATAAAAATAACTCGCACCCGTGTCTGCAAAAGATAATGTTTCACCGTACGTGTAGAATACATCATACCTTACATTTTGTATTGGTGACTCAGAAACTAAATTAACTACAGCTTGATTAACAGTGTCAAACGTAGCCGTATTAACTCTAAACATTATATCCTCATACTGCTCAGGGCTCCATGTCGATGCATTCTGAGATTTAAACATTGAACCGATGTATGGTTGTGCGGACACTCTTTGATCTGGTTGGTTAAGTAAAAAATCTCCTAATACAGCTGTATAAATTCTATATTTTTGCGAAGGGCCTTTTATTACTAGGGCGTATTGACCGGGTGATAAAAATACTGGATTATTGAATATAAATTTGGTAAACTCTGTTGTTGACGGGGTATTAGCTACCGCTGAAACAGTTATAGTATCCGCATCTACAGTTGTTACACCAAATGGCATTATTTCTAAAGAACTCGGGTAACCGTTAACTACTGGTCTTATTTCAACTGTAACTGGTACACTATCGTCCTTTTCAGCAAACCATAAATCCACTGATGAAACAAAAGTACCTGCAGGGTAAGTTGTTGAGTCCACAAAGAATGTTTGTGCTACAGGATCAACAATATTACTTGCATTTAAATCATTTGTTTTAATATCGAATACAGGATTATTATGCGGTACAGGTTTATCACCAGTAGTATTTGTAATATTTAAGTTAACCGTAAATTTACCTGATACCAAGCTATCTTTAGGGTGATCTACAAAAACCGTAAATGTTCTTGATTCTCCTTTTGGGATATCAACAGGTAGGGTACCTAGAGTGTTTGTCCATGTAGGGTTTTCATCATTAGGTCTAGTAGCTACATTTCGACTATACACTTTATGATTTTTTAATGCACGAGCGCCATCATATACCCAAAAGCTTGTACCGGTTGTCTCTACACCAAATTGAGTTTGAGCGCCGGTCCTACTTTCTTTAATTTTACTTGTATCAATAGTAATACCGTTTACTCGTATTACACCATCCCCGGGGTTTTTCCATGTCGGGTCTGAAGATGTATTTGTAATTGTAAATTGGTACCCTTGTTTTAAACTTGCTGTTACCCTTGGTCTATTAGCGGCTAAATCTTTTTTACTTGCGTAACTATCAAAATCAGCCAGGAATGTGAAACTAGGATCCTTGGGGCCCGTAATTTTAGCAGTGCCTGCAGCAGGGTTAACAGAACCTGTAGGGCACTGTACTACAAAGTTCCAGCCCGTGGTTTTAAAAGGTGCATCAATCGTTAAATAAGCGTATTCAATATCAGCAGAATTTTTATATATTGTAAATACGTGTTGAGCTGTGCCTGTTTTGGTAATCTCAGGTCTACCTTTTAAAGAAAGCTCTTTATTGTACGTTGCAATCGTTGTGGTATTCGTGGTATCAGTCATAAAACCTGATTCTTGCTTCTTACCACCATAATCTAAAATAAAATTGTCAGGAACTTTAAACGATTTACATATAACATTTGCTCGACCAAGACTACCTTGCCCTAAATTAATTTTATATGTTTTTGTACCGGTCTTACCAGAAGCTTTTTGATCTTGGCCACAGAAAAACTCTTGCATACCATAGTTAACAACTTCTACAACTGGGGTCGGGTCGCTATAGCCAGGGCCAACCTCGTATACATTTGTTACTGGTTGAATAATATTGGTCTCTGCTTTGTCTATATTAACAGTAGCAGGGATCGCTACAGAACTTACTGCACCAGTGGAATCTGATGAACTTGTATTTTGATTAACAGATGTTGACGTCTGATCTGTTTTAATATCTAACACTGGATTAATTGATACTGTATTAATTCTGGTAGACAAAGTTGTTTCTTGTGATGTTGTAGATATACCTTGCGCCACGTATGTTGTTTGGGCAGCGGTAGTTATAAATGTTTTGTCTAAGTTATCTGCCACCCTAAACGGTATCTCACCAACATTAAATTTAATCTCTTGATTGTTAGGTATATTAAATACCCCTGATAGATCTCCAAATCTATTTGTTTTTAGCTCTTGATTAACTGTAATTGCAGTAGCGCTTCTTGTAAGCGTTGTACCGTCTTTAATAATTAATGTGACTGACCCGGTAGAAAAGTTTGGTTTAGTGACATCAGGAACATAATATATTATGTCAGATTTTTGAAGTATAACATTACCCCATGAGGTGCCAGTGTATACTTCAGTTATTTTTTTATCACTAGGTACTGCCGAATCTAACTTCATTTCAATCGCAGGGAAACAATAATCCGTAACGTTTACATTATTAAATGTTGCGAACATTATTGTATTGGGTTTAAGATTTTTAGCTACGAACGTGACTGGTCTTGAACGTATAAACGGTACAAGACTTGCATCGACGATCTTTTCCCCTAAACTAGTTGTTAATGTCTTTTGCGAAGCGTTTATCGATAAACCTGTTCTGGCAAAAGACTCTGCTGTATTTACATTTGTGGTTGTTGTCGCGCTTGACCTAGATGTTGATTGCGGAGCTAAATTACCGGCTGCATCAGGTACGAGTACAGTATCAACGGTAGAGCTAACCGCTGTACCAATATCTACCCCTGTAACACCTCTAAATACAGATTGCCAAGCGTTATATTTTGTAACCCATGGGTTTAAATCAGAGGCTTCTTGATCTATAACTGTAAAAGCATCGTTTTCCCCGTTAACATTTATTGTAACGGACGGTTTAGTTATTGTATCGTGCCATATATCTGTTGCAGGGGTCAGAGCCATTTCACCGTTATATGTAAAGACTTCGAACGGTGTTAAATTGACAGTTTTAGTAGCTTGCAGCTGAGAAACATACGGTGTTTCTGTATAAGATGGGGTGATAAGATCCCCTGTAAAAGCGTAATTTAATGATGAACCTTCATCAATAATATAACTGTAAGCATCTGATACAAATGCTGGTCTTAGTAAACGTTTTTCGCTATCGATCGAGCATACATAATCTTTATTTGCAACATCACCTATTCCGTGGCCTGCAAACGGGTCAACAAGAATACCATTTTTAAATCTATCTATACCTGGTACACTAGAAGGTATTTTTTGATCAGCAGCTATTTTTTCTAATAAACTTAACGCTGTATAATACTCTAAACGGTTAATTCTTTTTTCTAATTTACCGATATCCCTCATTGTATACCGGCGATTTTCCACAAACCCTAGTTTAACATCCGAAGCTTTTTTTGTATAAGGAGGTATTGTTACTGAATATACTGACATTGAGTCTGGATCATCTTCTGGTACAACTGGAGCTAAAGAAGAAGTTCCTCTAATTACTTTAAATTGCTTATCCTTACCAATTACAATTTTATCTATTCTACCTAAGTAGTACTCATAATCTGCTATGATTGACGAACCTGGTTCAACTATTTTTGTAAATAATATACTGTTGCTACTAGGAGCTCTAACAGGTCTAAAGTCAATTACATCCGCTAGACTATATATTTCACCTCTACTAGATGTGAATGTAGGTATTTTTTCATACGTTATACCTGAGTTAGTATACGAATCAACACTAAAGAAACCAGAACCACTATGGGCATAATATGCAAATTCAATAATAACATTAGGATTATTGACTGCATCTAAGGTAGGCCCAGTACCCCCGGTTTTTAACCTTAACGTACCGTGATCATAAAAATCATCTCTCTGGCCGGAATCAAATATATACTCACCAATATACGAGTTACCTTCCCAATCTTGTATTTTTGAAACGTAAGCTACATCAGCATAGCTTAAAGAAATATCAGATACTTGATCTGGGAAATTAATTATTTTAGTTGCTTGAGTTAATGTTTTTAACTTACTAGCAGCTGCACCTGTTGAATGCAATGCCAGCACATTTGCAAAAAATGTAGCGCCCGAACCTACTTTAAGCGTTGCGGTACTTTTATCCCCTGATATAATTACCGATTTAAACTTAACTTGCTCTAATACTGCTGGTGAACCTGTCGAGGATGTTACTGCACCGAAGTATCTTACGTTAATTTCATCGAGGCTTAAGGTACCTGTTCCAACAAATAATTCATTCGCCCCAGCAGTAATGGTTGCAATCGAGTTACCTGTTTCAGAACCTGTACCAGGTACGAACTGTGTTGATTCATAAAGTTTTAATGATGTAAATAACGTTTCTGAAATACCACCGGGTGTAAACGTCTTTACGTACTGTTGCGGTACTTTAAACAACATGGTATCATCATTACCGTATGTAATAGTAGCTGCACCTTGATTTGTTGCATTTGCTCTCGCAAGCATTACTACTGGCGACGGTATTGTGTTAGCAATAAAGAAAGAGTTAGCTGAACTAAAAGTATTGCCTTCGTTTAATTTCATATCATACAGATAAAGTTTAAAAACGTTATCTGCAGATTGCTCATAGTACCGGACTCTTGCATTACCGATAATACTATTTGCATAATCGGAAGGAGTTGTTAAATTGACAGTAGCAATATTATTTTTGTGAATATCAATTTTACTAGATGTAATTGGATTAAAGAACCCAGAGATGTTAGATACTAACACGTATCTAGCATAGTCCGCCTCGATCGGAAAGGTGTCGACCCTATTTGTTTCCCGGGATTTATCTATCGTTATACTTGTTGACGCAATAGTCTCAAATGAATAACCTTTTACATAAGCCTTACCGGGTGTTAAAGATACAGAAATTTGTGCTGCATTACCATACAAATGTTCTTGTACGGTAGCAATAAACGGTTTTACAGTGTAATCACCTGATTCGTCGTATGTTCTTTTCGCTAATGTGTCTTCTAGTTTATTATAATCAGAATCGGTAGTGAGTTTGATAACATCACCGTACCGTATATTACAAATTTCAATAAAGTTTTCTAATACTTCACTATCTGAATTCTCAATATTCGGATTGTATTCAATTGTCTTTAACGTTAACTCAATTTTATACCGGTCTGCGCCGGGTGCAAAATAGTTATTTGTACCAATTGCTGGGTCTAACAGGGTGTCGTCCTCACCTGAGGACACAATAGACTCTGTAACTACTAGGCCTAGTCTAGCTGTTGGTACTGGTTGGAACGTAGGAGATACAACAACTGATTGTGTGTCACAGAAAACAAAATTACCTTTAGTAAAAAATATTGATTCTTCAATACTAAAGAAAGTACATGGGCCAGTGAATGTTAAACTGTCTGAGCTGTAACCGTTTGGGATGTATTAACAATATTTACATCTTCACCGTTTTCAAATTCACCCTCAATATTTGTGATATATAAAGCTGCTGGTAAGGTTGTAGTTGCTTGCGATATCTTTTTTACTAGCGCTGTAGCCCCTGATGTCTGCCCGATTACTCTTTGATTAATAAAGTTATTAATATCAATATTGGCTGCTCCTATTTTAAGGAACAAACCATTACCAATAAATGATTTACCCCCTAATACTAGGGAACCTTCTTTAAATATATTAGAGCCAATAGATTCAATTTGCTTTTGTAAAATGGACTGTAATTGAGTTAGTTCGCGAGCCTGAACGGCGCGACCTGGTTTAAACAAAATTCTATAAAAGTTTTTTGATTGGTCATAATCGTCATAGTACGGGGCTTTATTAAAATCAAGTGCCATGTCTTACCTTAGTAATTAATTACTGTTTTAAGTGAAATTGTTTGATCAGAAGATGTGGTAAATGCTAATCTATTATCAATGTATAGAAGATCACCGGAATATTTATCTATGTCTGGAACTGCAATACCGGTAATTATTGTATTATTACCACCTGGTTCTGATAATACATCATTTACTACAGGTATTTTTCCGTCTAATGGTAGAACTAATATACCAGTATTAGTAGAAGTTATTATAATAAATTTTGCGCTATCACCCTGTCTCGTAACGATTGTATCTTCGGTAAATAGGCTACTGTTTATATTAGCAGAGAGCAACCAACACCCTGTACCAGTGTCATTATTGAAGTATCTAGTATTATAATAGTTTCTTAAATTCTTTATTACACCAAATTGCCTGTACTCATTACTAATAGGCAAACCTTGATTAGCTTCTTGACCTATAGTAGAATAAAAAGCTAGAGCTTTTGCAAATAATTCCTGTGTTGGAAATTTACCATGGCCTCCATACGGGGATATAACAGCTCTAGCATAGCCCCCTGCGCCTACATTCTCAACATCTGTTAAAATAACATTAGCTCTTGTGTAACCTGTGCCTTCGCTAATCATATTAATTTTTGTTAATACACCATTGATTACGGTTGCATTAGCCGTGGCACCAACTCCATCACCTGTAATTGTAACCGCTACATTACCATACCCATATCCCCCTGATATTACTTTTATTGCGTGAATTGCTCCAGCCGGTGCTAATAATTCACTGTTTGATTGTATAGAATCAAAATCACCCTGAGTGAAGCTAACGTCAAATCTAGCGTCTTGACCGTCTCCCACAACGGTTAGCTTGGCATAGGTGTACCCAATACCCCCATCCTCAACTACCACTCTAGTTATCTTATTGTTTTCAATAACCGGTAATATTATAGCTTCCGATTTTTCAGAGTTAAATTTAAAAGATGCATTACCACCGTTACCAGTTATTATAATGTTAGGTGTTTTAGTATAACCTGCGCCGTATTTTATACTTGCAACAGCAGTCGCTTTTATCCCTGCAAACGTAAATGCTGCATTACCTGAAATAGCTGTACCACCTACATGTACAGGTGCAGAGGTGTTTGACCAACCGGCTGTTGTTACTGTATAGATGTACGATCCATTAAATACCTGCGTGTTTAATGAGTAAAGTGTGTTTGAAGTCCATTGGTCCCCTAGGGTAACTATTGGTGTAGAACTAAAACTATCCCCTCTATTATATACTACAATTCGTGATATTGTATTATTTGTTAGTACCGCCTGAGCGTTTACATTACCACCACCTCCCCCGGATATATTCACATTCGGGGAAAGTATATAACCTGAACCGCCGCCAGACACAGCAATTTCATTTATAAAAGCAAATATATTTGTTAGACCAACAACATTACCACCTAAAATATTAGCACTAGCTGTAATACCAGTACCTCTATACTTTAAACCCGCTGTGCCATTAGACACTATACCAGAGGTATGTACAGGACCAAAGCTAGTTGTTGTACCAGCTAAAACAATTTCATATTGATTCTTATTGTGGTTTATAATTTGACCAATACTAACATTTGTATTTGCGGTCCATGCTACGCCTCCAGATATAGGCGAATCTATGGTAACAGTTGCAGATGAGTAACCAGACCCTTCATTTATTTTTGTAAAACCAGTTAAGATATACGGGTCGTCTTCTCTATAACCATCACGAGTTACTATTATACGCGCAAAAGAATACCCCATGCCTGTGCTTGTTACATTAACATTTTTTATTTCACCACGTGAATAAAACTGCGAGTTTATTGAATTAAAAATTGGAAATTGAAAATCTGTTAAAAACTTATTTTTTAAATAGTTAGGTATTGTTGCAATAAATTTCCATTTATAATTATCTGCTAAAGTAAAAGCTTCGTATTTAATATCTACAGGTTTTACAGTTGATGGTGAGTCATTATTATTATCTAAGCATTTATAAACATTAAAGTCATCTGTTAATACATAAAAATTAGATGATTGTAAGTTAGCAGCTCCAGAGTAAGCGTAATTTAAGACTGGTGTTACTACAGCCCCTGCACCTAAAGCGTCATAGATAGCGACATTAGGTGCAGTAGTGTACCCTGAACCATAATCCGACATTGTTACACCGGTAACAATACCATCCGTAATAATTAAATTTGCTTTAGCACCGGCGCCACCACCACCGCTAATTATAATATTAGCGTTACTTGTGTATTGCGAACCCCCGTTAGTTAAATTAATACCGGCTAGCTGAGACGAGTAGGTGTCATCATACATATCAAATACTGTATTAGATGACCAATCTACTCTATTTACAACAAAAGCTACATCACTAGGTCTTATTTCTTTAACTATTACAATATTTTCTCGTGTTGTTCGTTCATACTCGGGTGTGTCTATAGGGGTATTAGCTACTAGAGGGTCACTCCATTCTACTACAGAACCTAGAAAATAATAATAACGCCCAGATCTAGACGTTATTTCTTTATAAACAGATTCTGCAGCACTGTAGGGTAGCGCGGGTTTAGTTAGTGCTGTCATTTAAGTAAGTGATACAGTCCAAGTAATAGTTACACTATCACCCGATAGTTTATTAATGGTAGGAAATACTGTTCTGCATAATAATGTACCGTTACTTGACCCATTAAGGATACCAGCCTCAGCTATACTACCTGTTGCGTTGCCAGCTGGGAATACAGCAGAGTACGTAATAGTATTCGTTGTTGGTGTACCACCAGGTACTGTAACTACTTCTCTACCTATCTCTGTTCCTAGCGTAGTGTCACCTGCGGCAGCACTCGCTGATGATGTTCCAACTGCCATATGGCTCATTACAGGCGCAGTATTGCTCGACATACGAGATGTTATATAACCCTTACCTGCCGATACGACTAAGTTTTTAAAATAAAACTTCTCTGTTTCCCCTGCACGGTTTACTTTTTCTACCTGCACATCACCGTTGATTGACAAAATATCTTTTAGAATATCTTTTGTCATCTAAATCTCCTTAAAAATTAAAATTGGTTCCAACATAATCTTGTTCAAAATAATGCTCAAGATAAAAACTCGATGTGTTAATAAACCCACCTTCATCGGCAAATATTAGTTCATCTCCTAACGTATTTATACCGTTAAAATTAACCAAAACAATATCATTAACTCCTTGAGATGTTATAATGTTTTTAGTTGTATTTAAAATTACCCCTAGATCATTAATCTCGAATGTGTCAAAATATTCTGAAGGTAGTATTCTTAACAAAGATAGAGCTGTGGAGTTTAGATTAAAACTATTATTTAAAGTCAATGTACCTAGCAAGTTCATGCCTGCTGGGTGTAATAAGTCTATAACTGCTTTTTTATACTTCTGTAAATTTTCATCTATCTTTAAAACATACGAATATGGTTGGTAATAATGTTCGTTCTGTATATAAATTTCATCACTTAAAAATCCATCTATTGTGGCAAAGTATCCTGGGTACGGGCATTTTGAACCCAATTTTACAAATAAGGTTGCATCCCCGGGTAGACCTGTTGACTTTCTTATACTACCTAAATTACCTACACCGGATGATATATTAATACTAGTATCAGTAAAGAATGTACCTAATATAATACCTTGATAATCTTCTGCAAAATACTGTTCAGATGAGAATGTCGGTGTCGTAATTGTACCGTAATCGGCAAATCCTCTTGTACGCTCCGATATGGAAGCAGAACTACCAACATATGTAAATGTCTCGGGTGTTTCAATACCTTCGCTTGCCGAAAAAAAGTTATAGAAATTATTTGTATAACCGATACCGTATGTAATAAACTGTAGGGTTTTTATACCCCCCACGCTAGTTACTTGGGTAACTTTTACCTTTGATGTTACCCCGTTATTTAACGTTAGCGGGAGTATATCGCCAATTTTAAAGTTAACCCCTGGGTTAACAATAGTTATAGAATTTGGAACACCAACAACCTCAGCCCTTACATTAGACAACTCAATAACATCGCCAACTGAAATTGGTATATTTTTACTATTATCAAAATAGTACTCAAATATATTAGGGTCTTCCCCGTTAATAGAGTAAGCTGGCTCTTTATTAAATAAGGAAATTCTATAGTATGTGTTAAGACTATTAGAATAAAGAAGCACTTCCTTATTTGCAATACTTGTTGGATCACCTGATGTTACTTTTAAAAATAAAGAATATTTTTGAACCCATCTACCATCAGAGGCTTTTAATACACTCTCATATGGGTAATAAAATTCAACGTTTTTATTAAAAGCAATTTTAAAAAATAATTTGAAAGACTTTTCTGAACCCTTACTATTATAAAGATCTTTTATGTTTTTAAATAAAAGTTTTTTATTAGTAAATAATTGCTTTGGTATATCGCTACAGTACTGCTGTAAAAAATACTGCACAAAGCTATCAATTGTTGTATCAATATCGGAATAGCTTCGAGAATTTTGCAGTAATTCATGAGCATATTGATCCTGCTCAAGGTACTCATAGTAAGCTTCTAAGAATGTTACGAACGTGTCATAATCGTATCTTATAAATTCAGGTAGTTGCGAATTTACAAGAGTTGATAGTTTTTCTTTTATTCTTGTTGTTGCCATTATAGTATGTCAACTTTAATAGTTAAACCTGAATTACGGTTAGCTTGTTGACTCTCTGTACTATCATCTATTAATATAATTTGATTTTTTAACGCTCTTACATTATAGCTGTTTTCTTGCACTTCGGCGCTTACTCTAATGTCAAATTGACCGTTCGGGTAGCCTACTGGGGTTATGCCATTGATTATAATTTCACCAGTTGCGTAATTAACCGTGCCTACTTCGTTAAGAGCAGAACCTGTTTCTGCATTAAATAATAAAACTTTACCTGAGCCGTCGTAATTAGCGGGAACTTCACTTGGTATATCTTTTAATACAACAGGTATTATATTATTATCTACACTAATAAAAAATCTTGTCGAGCTAATACCATTAGGATGTATTTTATTATTAAACTGTAGTACGTTGTTATCAATATAAGAGTTACGAATATTTAAAACAGGTATAAGTCTTTTTTGAATGGTAAGACTTGCTAGCACACCTACAATAGCCGGGTCAGAGTTATTAAGTTTTTGTAACAACGATGAATAATAAAAGTTTTTTTCAAACTGCTGCAGTTCAGTATTAAAATATGATAGTGTTGTTGCTCGTACTAAATTTGTAAGTTGACCTGAATCTAATTCTGTAAGATTAGAATCATATGTAACATCAATATCTAATTTTAAATATAAAAATTCTGGTTCTACAAATTCTGGTACGACAGTAAGAACTTGTCTATCTTTTAATATACTGTTTTTTATATAATTCTTAACAGCGTCATCCACCACGAACCCGTTGTATGGTTTTAAAGAAATAAAAACCTTACCGTACGATGGGGGTTCGTTATCCTCACCGCCCCATACAGAGACAGCCTCTACTTGAGGATATTCGGCTTTAATTAAAGCAGCATAATCATTTCTTGTTACAGCTCTATTTTTTGTTAAATTGTACTTAGGTGCATTGAACTTGATTGATGATAAGGCTTCTTTTTGTGTACCATTTGTAGAGTTACTAAGTACGCTAACAGTAATATTATCTGAGCCACCTATTTCGTTATCGCAAACAAAATTCTGTGTAAAATTGCTTGAAACATTACACTGCTCACCTGACGTGGAAAGATATGATATTTTAATTATATTACCAGCTGATAGTAGCTTACCTAATACACCATCACCAAAATATAGTTGATACCTACCAAAAGGATTTTCTTCAAGAAAAAATACTTTAGAAGCTGTATTAAGGTTAGTTATATCTTTTGCTAAATTGTAAGTAAAAGAAGTCAGATCTGAAGAAGAGTTTTGTACTATAACTTGTATAGTATTTGTGTCAATATTTTCATTAGGTATTTCATATTTCTCATCTGGACCTGGTGTTGCTACAACATGTTGATATTGTAACAGGGTACCTTCATACACTTCTAGATTCGAAAACAAGTACGTATCATTTACAGGTGTTGTAGTCTTTGTTTCTAAATTATAAAATGTGTAGGATTTACCGTTTATATTTGTAGAGAACGGAGTAAATTTTTCCAAGGTTAAAATCGTTGGTAGATTATCCGGGGAATTTACTGTTACATCTAATTTAGCTATAGCTGCCCGGGCTGATCTAGGTGTATAGCCTAGTTGTTTAGCTAAAGAAACTACCGAGGATCTTTTAATAGCAGAATCTAAGAACATCTCATTAATAACCATATTAGCTAGATAAGCATTGTAATGGGTATTGTATGCTAGAATATCTAATAGTACAGATAAGCCTGATCCTTCAAAATCATAATCAGCAAATTCTGTTTGAGAATTTAAAAATTCTTTTAGATTTTGTTTAATATCATCAAAATCTAGTTCGGCTATTCTTAAGTTAGGCATTATCTTATTCTTGAAACAGCAGTGGTAAGGGTGACCGGTTTTTCTGAGTTTATTAATTTAAAAACTATAGACAGGGTAATTTCGTTACTATCTACATTTTCATCTACTTGTACGTCAATTAATTTAACTCTTGGTTCAAATTTTTCAATAACATCAAATATAGTTTTTTTAATAATACTTCTTGTGATAGGGTTAAAATTTTCAAATAATAAACTATAAACTTGACATCCTATTTCCGGATGAAACGGTCTTTCGTAATTACGTGTAAATACTAGGTTTTTTAAGGAAGCTTTTACAGCTTCTTCATCGTATTTTTTAGTAATGTCTTTCGTAAAGGCATTAACGGAGAATAATAAGTTAATATCAGAATATTGTCTTGTTTTTCTATCTGTTGCCATTAAATTATTTATCCGATAAAAACATTAGGAGAACCAGATGTTATCACTTCTGATCCATAAGAATCGCCTTTTCTGCCGGCGTTAAGTAAATTAATAAAGACACTTGAGCTAAAAGTGCTTAAAGCTACATTATGCGGTGAACAGCCATCATCTGAAGTAGCTAGATGAATTGCATTTCTATCATCTTTACGTACAATACCAATATTGTTAACATAAACATCGTTTGAGCCTTCGGCTGTTACCGTTGTACTATCGCACCCATGACCTGTACTTACTGTATCTGTACCGCTTTTTCTCGCTGCTTCTGGCATATTTATCCTGTTAAGCTAACTGCGATAGATCAGAAGAAAACTTAGTATGATTCCAAAATGTCATTACTTCGTATCGGTTATTAGTTTCTGCAAAAGAAATATGAATCCACGGGTTATTAGTATAAGCGCAAAATTCTAAAATAAACTGATCATAAGCTAATGATTTAGCTAATAGCTTTGCAATATCAAAATAATCTTTTTTAGAAGCACCTTTAAATTGTATATCCACAGCTTGACCGAGGGGGTGTACGGACATTGTTGAAGAATTTTTTCTTGATCTAAACCCCGATGTTACATAAGCATTCGGGTATAAGTTATATACAGGTTCTAATACATTTAAAGCTAAAACGTGTAAATTATAAGCTATACTACCATATGAAACTTCAGTGCTGTAGATGAAGTCTTTTGTAACCGCTGCTTTGGAGGACAACATCTCCACAGTGAAGTTAGGGGATAATTTAAAATTACCAGGTAGTAGCTTAGCATTTTTAATTTCAGCATTACCGGGTATGATGTTTCTTTGCGCAGAAGTTACTGTAGCAGTATCTTGTACTACGGGTTTTGCATTTAATTCTTCTGCAGTGGCTAAGCCTAGCAACTTTAATTTTTCTATATTAGCTGCTTTTTCTTCTTCGGTTAAATTAGGGTCTTCATTTAGTAGTACATAGTTATCGTGTATTGTAAGTGGCTCAGGGTCGCTAATATTAACTTCTAAAATATCTTTTCTACCATCAATAATACCTGTATTTGACACCCCGGCAATAATACTACCAGTAGCTGCAGAAGCTTTATTAGAATTTAACCAAATTTGTGCACCGTCAGCGTTAATATCGTTCCCCGCTTTTAAATTAATACTACCAGTGGCTTGATGGTATGATGAGCCTGAAATTTTATTATGTAGTGTTGTAGTTTGTAATTTAACAGCTGTGTTTGCAAATAAATGCATATCTTCGAGTACATGAAAATTCATTTGAGTATTAGATTTTAAATTCATTATCTTATACGCTTGTATATTCACTAAATTACTAGATATATTAAATTCTTCAACTGATGATAAATTAAACTTACCACCAGCCTGAGCAGTGATATCATTCTTACAAAGAAGATTAGTATCTCCTTCTACTTCTATATTAGCATCGTTACCTACAAAAATATTACATGCACCGTTAACCGAAATATCTGCTTTACCTGTTATTGAAATTTTACCGTTCTTATCTATAATTTCATAACTACTACCCTTAGTTCGCTTTACTACACTACCATTAGGGTCAATTTCAATATACGTACCTGATTTATGGTATACGTGTAACCGCTCACTACCAGGGGTATCATCAATTTCGATAATGTGACCCGATTCTGTTTCTGTAACTTTATTATACGGGTACTGTGCTTTATATGCAGGCTCAGGTTCACTCCAAGAATCGTTACCGGGTAACCTAGCCCCTACCATTTTATTATTTTTTTTGTCTTGTATAATAGTATTAGCAATATCACCTGTAGCTAACTTATTAACATCAACCCTATCCTTATACTCTTTTGTAGGGTAGTTTGCGTTTGGATCAATAAACCCTTTTTCTAAAGCAATCAGTTTTTCTTTATTCTCTACAGAGTATGCATCAAAAGAAGAAGATTGTTGTA